AGAAATCAGCCGTCTCGGTCGCAGTCATCTAACCCTCAACTCAATTGTCGGTGCATCCGGTGCAGGTTAATTCGGAAGCTAAGTGCACATAACCAATCAAAAACTCCAGCCGACGCCTTTTTTAAATCAACAAAATAAACTAATGATCTATATAACAATTTTACTATTCGCCTATTTGCTAATCGCAAAGCATCGGCGCGATGTGCGGGATGCAAAAAGCATCAAAGGAAGGGTGCGCAAATCCTAACCCCACGACCATACCAAACCGAGTCTATCGCAGCGGTCAACGCGGCACTACGGGAGCGCGATGACAACCCGGCTATCGTGTTACCAACTGGTAGCGGCAAGTCGCTTGTCATGGCTCTGCTCATACACCAGTGGATTGAGGCCTGCCCACACATGCGAGTCATGGTTCTCGCGCACCGCAAAGAGTTAGTCGAGCAGAACGCTCAGGAGCTTGCCGACCTCGATGGCTCACTTAGTATCGGCGTCTTCGCCGCGTCGCTCAGGCGGCGTGAGACACTCAAGCCGATCACGTTTGCCTCAATTGATAGCGTGGCAAAACGCGCGGAGGAGTTCCCACCTCAGGACGTGCTTCTGATCGACGAGGCGCACAGGATACCGGTCAAAGGTGAAGGCAAATATCGCAAATTCATTGACACTATGAAGGCGCGCAACCCGACGATGCGCGTGGTAGGACTGACAGCGACGCCTTACCGGATGGGAAGCGGGCCGATCTGTCACCAGGATCACATATTAAATCACGTTTGCTATGAAGCCAATCTTGGAGACCTGATCCGAAATGGATACCTTTCGCCTCTGGTGACAATTAACGGAGATCATGCCGCGCTTGACCTAGGGGGGGTCAAGAAGATTGCGGGCGAATACAACCTCAAAGACCTAGCATTGCGCGTTGACCGTGGCGACGTGGTGGCGCAGGCCGTCAAAGATATTGTTTCCAAGGTGAGAATCGGGCAGCGAAAAAGCATCATCGTATTTTGTATCGACATTTCGCACTGTCAGCACGTATCTGAGGAGATGCGTAAATATGGCATTGACGCGCCGTATATTATTGGATCGACGCCGATTAAAGAGCGGACGCGCCTGGTTGAAGAATTTAAGGCGGGCCGCATACAATGGCTGCTCTCGGTTGATTGCTTTTTTGAGGGCTTTAATGCTCGGCGCGTGGACTGCATTGCAATGCTCAGGCCGACACAGAGCAAAGGTCTTTGGGTGCAGGCGGTTGGGCGAGGGCTTAGGCTATTCCCAGGCAAATCTAATTGCATGGTGCTGGACTATGGCGACAACATCATGCGGCACGGACCGATCGACATGGACGAGGGGATCGAAATAAAGTTAGCGACGTGCGAGAAATGCGAAAACGTATTCAGCCGGGCGGTTCGATGTTGCCCGGCCTGCGGCTGGGAAATACCACCAGTGCAGCGCGAAATGTTCGCAGCGGCGGATGAGAAAGAGCGCAAAATGCACAGCGATAAAGCAGCGGAAGGGATGCTCTTGAATGAGCCTAAGTGGATGACTGTCTCGGCGGTCACCCTACGGCTCCATCGCAAGGTGGGGAAACCTGACTCAGTGAGGGTCGAGTATCACTGCGGTCTGGCATTGGTTATGGAGTGGCTACTACTCGATCACGAGGGCTACGGCAGCAGCAAGGCGCGTAAATGGCTTACTGATCGAGGGCTACCACCCTATGACAGCGTGGCGGACATGTTAGAGCGGTGCTCAGGCAAGCTGATTGCTGACATGACGCCGCGTATATTGGTCCGCTACGAGGGCAAATACCTCAAAATTGCGATGCACGAAATAAAAAAGGGAAATGATTTGATTTTGTATTGACAAGGGGATCGAGGCGGCTAGGTTTTGTGAATCGAAGTGATTCACGCGACGAGTAAAAATCCAATAACAATCATGAATGTTGAAATAAAAATACAAGACTACCTCACCGAAGTTGAAATAAAAGTGATTTGCGCCGCCTATATTAAAGAGAGCATTCAGCGTTTAAATAAAACCGAATTTGAGAGAATACTAGGGAATGCCGCATACACGCAAACATCAGAAGCCGTCGATAGTCTTTTCGATGAGGACTTAAAGGCTTTGTTAAAGCAAAATCTGCGAGGGGTCATCACCAAGCTCTCGCATTTTACCGTATTCAAGGAGCCTAGCGTGTGGGATGCTGAGTCAAACTCGGCCTATAAGTATCTGCAATCCTGCATCGAGCAACAAAAGCCACGAATCAAGAACATTGTAGAGAAGCAAATCGAGCCGCAAGTGATTGCAAACCTCAAGTCACGCGTGAGTGAAGCTATCGAAGAGGCAATACAATCCATATACAAGGAATCTTAACAATCATGTTTGAAATACTAATCATCACGATCTTTCTACTGCCGAGCGCATTCGCGCTTTTCGCAATATACAAACAACTCAAATCAACTCTAGCGGGACGATAAACCCGCGCTCACACATACAGGGAATACACATGAAAAACGAAACGATCAAACAAAACACGAAAATCACTAGCACGGTGGAAGCACTTCGACTGGCGGAAGCTGGCGAACAGTTTGCATTTACGATAGATCAAACGAGCATCTTTCACGGCCCGCGCAAGCTAATAGCAATTTTTATCAACACAGCCTTTCCTTACAAGGCGGACATTGGTGGGCAGTTTGAGAGCTGCTACACCATTACCGAGATTGACCCGTGCCAGTCGCCAGAGGGGTTCCCTGAGCTTGAGCCATGGATGGCTTACGTAGGCAAGGATCTTAAACCAGAAGACTATCCTAACATTCCCGACCAAGTAGGTAATCAGTGCTTTTTTGCACCTCAGCGACACTCTTCAGTATGGAAGCCTGGTTGTAATATTTTTGGTGGGGGACATCTTGCCATAGACGTGCGCACCGCATGGAGTCAGGAGCATTTTCCAGAGCACTGCCGAATCAGGAACTACCAAGAGCCAGACGCCTTTGATATTGCGTGGGACGCGGAACCCAACAAATCCTGTTCTGAATCAATCGCACGTTTCTTTTACGAACTCGGCCAATATAATCCAATTAAATTAAACGAAAAACTATGAACCACAGAGCCGCCATAAAAGTTATCTGTGATGAATTCTGCATCACGCAAGTAATCCTCCACGGTCGATCAAGAAAAGCCGACCTAGTTGATGTAAGGCGGATTACCGCGCACATCATGAAGTTCAATTTCGGTTTGCGCGGTCGTGCTATTGCTCGTGTATTGCAGCGCGATAGATCAATGATCTCGCACTATCTATCTGGATTTGATAATCTAATCGAAACAGATATTGCGCTCAGGGTAAAATACGAACGCGCACTTCGCGCAACCAACACCACAACCTATAAGATGTAACCACTTTGCTGCCCCGTAATCACGCGCCTGGCCAGCGCGTTGAGAACCGCTAAGGCCCCGAGATAATCGGTGTAAAATCTACGGCGGGGCGGCAATTCACTTTTAAAACGAATCAAATAATTATGAAACGAGACGAACAATCATGAGCACAATACTGAGCGTAAGAAACGTAAAGAAGACGCGCAGGCCGCAAAGGTGCGATTGGTGCGGAGAGCTCGTCAATTCCGCAGAACCATCCGTTGTGATTACAGCTATAGTGGACGGCGACTTCTCGTCAGTTAGATTTCATCCTGAGTGCCACACGGCATGGTCGGCCACCGACTGGGATGAATACGATTATTTTGATTTCTACGAACAATCCAGGGGTAAAACCATGCAGGACGCGGAGGCAACATTATGAGCAAAATACTATGAGTAAAACAATCACACTACCGCTACCGAGCCGCAACCTTTCGCCCAATTCGCAAGTGCATTGGTCGATCAAGGCAAAGAACCGCAAGTCGGCCCGGCGTGATGCGGCTTTGCTCGCATTCCATCAATGCGGACCTCAGCAATTTACCGGCTACCGGCTAGACTTTTACTGGCCGGTCAAAAGGCGACGTGACCGAGACAATGCCTGCGCATCTGCTAAGAGCGCGCTTGATGGTATTGCGGACGCGATGCGGCAGGACGATTCTGAGTGGGAATTTTACGGGGTGCGTTTTTCTATTGATCGCGAGAATCCTCGGCTTGAGATTGTATTTTCGGAAATTGAATAAAGATGAAAACAAACTTACTAGACATCCGTAACGAGGACTGCATGAAGCTTATGCGCGAATATCCTGATGGGCATTTTTCACTCGCCATCGTAGATCCGCCATACGGGATAAAGATGCACGGAGGGAGCCGCCAATATAATAAATATAAAAATAAAGGATGGGATTTTGAGCCGCCAAATAAGCAATACTTTGATGAGTTGATGCGTGTGGCAAAGGAACAGATAATCTGGGGAGGAAACTACTTTACTGATAAATTAACGCCATCACGGTGCTGGCTTATATGGGATAAGACTATTCATGGAAATACATTTGCAGATGGAGAAATGGCCTGGACTAGCTTAAATCAAAATATGAGAATAAAGCCCATCAATATATGTCACAATAGAGGGCCGAGGTTTCACCCGACGCAAAAACCCGTAAAGCTCTACGACTGGATCTTGCGCAACTATGCCAAGACGGGCGACATTATTCTAGATACGCACCTCGGATCGGGCAGTTCAGCCATTGCGTGTCACTATGCAGGGCTGCATCTGACGGCTTGCGAACTCGATGCCGACTACTACGCCGCCGCGTGTGAGCGTATCCAGCGCGAGACGGCGCAGACTACTTTTTTATAACAAAAAAACATGAAACAATTCTCATTTTTCCCAACAGTCAAAGACACGTCGCCTAGCTACGAAATAACAGCCGATGATCTGATTAAGGCAATCAAGGGGACGTGCTACAAGGCCGAAATTGACGCCATACGTAGCGCGCCTGACAAGGACACGCGTAGCGAATGGAAAGCACGCCTGCCAGCTGTCACCGCCAGCGGGGAGTTCTCCAGGCGGGCGGCATCGGCACTGATTGAGCACAGCGGCATCTTGGTTGCCGATCTTGATCTTGATGACAACCCTCAACTCATGGATGGCGCGCAGATGTCAGAGTGCAGGGCGCGCCTGGTCGATGATAAGCAGATCCATTTCCTTTTTGAGTCTCCATCGGGCGGGCTCAAGGTCGGGGTGAAGATCCAAGCGACCGACAGCGAGACGCATAAGGCGGCGTTTTTATCGGTGCGCGATTGGTTCCTTGATCGGCATGGGCTAGTAATTGATAATTCATGCAGCGACGTGTCACGGCTATGCTTTCTCTCTCACGACCCCGAGGCATGGCTACGGGAGGGATCTAAGGTGATCGCTACCAAGGTGCCCAGAAAATCCGTGCTTCCGATCTGGCAGGCACAACCGGTAGCGGCGGCGGATGGGGACAGCCCTGGCGATCAGTTTAACTTCAGGGGCGATGTTGAGGGCATGCTACAGTCGCAAGGATGGACTACGAGCAATGGTAAGCACTGGACAAGGCCAGGCAAGTCTCATGGCGTGTCAGGCACGCTAGGGGTGGTTGGCGAGCGGAAATTCTTTTGTTGGACATCAGGTGCCGCGCCATTGGAGGCAAATTCCTCTTATTCGCCCTTTGGGCTGTTTGCGGCATTCTTCCATTCGGGCGATTTTACCGCGGCGGCGGCGGCTCTCATGGATCAGGGATATGGTGAGTCTGCGCCTTTAGTATCGCCGGAGGTTGAGAAATCCATTGCGGCTATGGTCGCTAATGCACTCAAAAAAGAAGCTGACTCATGGCAGCACGTCGAAGATGATATCGACAAAGCCAAGGCGGTAATTGAGTCCGTGGCTCAGAGCGCGGACGATGAGTTTTTGGAGGCCCTCAGTAAGCTGGCAGCATCGACACCCGAAAACATCGAGGCGATGAAGCAGCGGGCTCAGGATGCGGTTTTCATCTTGCCAGAGATTGCAATGGTGGGAGATTGCACGATTATCAACGCCGGTCCGAATATGGGAAAAACTCTGCTCACGCTTTGGCTCCTCACTAGGCGCAATAAAAAGGCGACTTCTCATTTGCAAATCTACTACATTAACGCGGATGACTCGTTTAATGGCGGAATTGAAAAGATGGAAATTCTCAAGGATGAGGGTATTCACACGCTGATTCCCAATCAAAACGGGTTCGAGTCGGCTGACCTATCAAAAATTATCAAGGCGGCGATCAAGGCGGATGCTTGCGGGCGGATGGTCCTGATTCTGGACACATTAAAAAAGTTCGTTTCGACCATGGACAAGAACGATGCGCGGGTTTTCAACATCATGGTGCGCACATTCACTCAGGCGGGCGGCACGCTTATCGCTTTGGCACACACGAACAAGAGCAAGGACGCGGACGGCAAGTCGATTGCCGAGGGCGTGGGAGACTTTCACAGTGACTTTGACTGCGCCTATACCGTCGAAAGGGTTGAGGCGATCACTGAGGGCGCGGCGCGGACGGTCCGTTTTGAAAACTTTAAGCTACGCGGGCCAAACAGCATGAAAGTTACATTTGAGTATGACTCGGGCGAAAAGCGGTCATGGCATCGACGTTTTCAAAGCGTCAAACAGATAGGGGAGGAAGAGGCGAGGGCGAATGCTGACAAGGCTATGGCAGAGGCGCAGCTTGAGAAGGATCAGCCGATCATTGATTACCTACTGGAAGCGATGGCAGAGGGCGCAGTGTCGCATAGTGGGCTATGTCAGAACAATCTTGGCAATCCGGCTACTGGGTCACGGGCGGCGAGGGAGAAGGTGCTGACGCGCTACATAGGGATTAAATGGGGCAGGTCGAAAACTGTAAATGGCGGCTGGAATTACTTTATCGAGGGGCCGAAGTCTGGCAATTTGGTTAAATTTGGGATTTAAGAAGATCCTGGGCACGGTCGCTCTCAGAAATGGGGGCGTTTTTTTGTGTCTGCTTAGATAGGGCTTAGATGGTCGCTTCCCGGCCTCTCTCTAACTGTCTAAACCATCTAAGTGAAATATCACTATTGGCCTCTTATGCCTTTTATCCCCTATCAACAGTGATATAGATAAGATAGACAGAATAGAAAGATAGAGGGGGTTAGACAATATCAAAAATGGGGCTTAGACAGCCGAAAAGGACGATTTTAGCAGTTCACTTAGATGATATCTTAATGGGACTCATTCTCAATAAGCTTTTTTTGAGATAGTTTTAAATATGTATTGACAAGGGTCTGGGGTCGGGTATGTTGGAGGTAGATCAGAGGGATTAACCCGCTGGACGATAGTAAAAAACGAAATCAAAAATTATGAACACAACTCTCACACACTACGGCGAAATCGCCAAGGGCCACGTCGTTTTATTTGCCGAGGAAGGCAATGACCATTATGGTGATTTTTATTTTGAGCTTACTACAGAGCTCCCGGCCATCACTGACGAGCTAGTCGCTTTTGCCGCTGGATATTATGAGATTGACGCCGAGGAAGCCCGCAATCTGGTCGATCCATCTGATATAGTAGACTCTGCTGGAGCGTGGGACGATGTCCAATTTGTAAGCGATCTTTGGCAAGCGATGGAGGCCGGTGCGGTCAAGGAATCGGCTGGATACCGCACTTACGATGGCGCAGTAGTCCTCGATTTGGACGCCGTCGAATTAATTAAAAAAGAGGCTGAATAGTGGGTCTCATTTATTTTTGGGAATAGTATTGACACTACATGAGACGCAGTATCA